GGTGTACGCCGCCGCTGCGGCGGACGTGCTGGAGGTCCGATCCCTGTTTCTCCAGAACCAGGAGGGTGCGGAGAAACCGCAGGAAAAGGTGGACCAGCCGCCCCGGCAGGAACCCGCGCCGGAGGAAAACTGGATCCGCAAACATGAAGAATGGATTTAACCGGAGGCAACCATGGACGAAACGAAAATGACGGCGGCGGAAATGCTGGCCCAAGTCAATACCGCCATCACCACCGTGCTATGTGGCGGCCAGTCCTACAAGATCGGCAGCCGGTCCCTGACCCGTGCGGACCTGGCCATGTTGAAGTCCATGCGGGACGACCTGGAGGCACAGCTGGCCAATGAGGAAAGCGGCAGCCTGCTGGGCCGGACTTATGTGGCATTTTTTGACGGGAGGTGATCGGCATGGGCTGGCTTGATAATGTGATCGCCACCGTGTCCCCGCGCCGGGCCTACGAGCGGGAAATGTGGCGGCAAGGGCTGGATGAACTGCGAGGCTATGACGCCGCAGGGCATGGCCGGATAAATTCCGGGTGGCGGGCCGTGAATGAAAGTGCAGAAATTACGGACCGTTACAGCCGGGACGTGGTGCGGGCACGGGCGCGGGACCTGGAGCGAAACAGCGATATAGCCCAGTCTGTTATTTACGCCTACAAGCGCAACGTGGTGGGCAAGGGCTACACCCTGCGGGCCATGACTGGCAGCGACGAACTGGACAAGCGGATCGAAAAGGCGTGGAAACGCTGGTGCAAAGCCCGCAACTGCGACGTGACCGGGGAACAGTCTTTCAATGAAATTCTGCGAATGATGGTGGAGCGGAAAAAGGTGGACGGCGGCATGATCGTCCTGTACCGCTACACACCCGGCGGTGTGGTCCCGTTCAAACTTCAATGCCTGGAAGTGGACGAACTGGACAAGACCCAGGCAACGCCACGCCACAAGGGCAACAGGGTGGTGGGCGGTATTGAGTATAACCAATACCGCCGCCCGGTGGGCTACTGGATCCGCCAATATGACATAGAGGGCTGGCAGTTGGCGGAGCCTGCATACATCGAGGCCAAAGACGTGTTTTTCTACAAGAGTAAACACCGGCCCAGCCAACTGCGGGAAATGTCCGATATGTCCCCCACCATCACCAGAGTGCGGGACACAAACGAATTTATCAACGCTGTAAGCGTAAGGGAGCGGATCGCGGCCTGTCTGGCGGTGCTGATCAAAAAGACGCTGCCAACCGGCGGGACCGGGCGGAGCAGCTGGAGCAACAAGGGCGGCCAAGTGGACTATGCGGGAAAGCGCCTTTCCCCCGGCATGATGATGGAAATGGGGCCGGGCGACGACGCACAGATCATTGACCCCAAAGGGGCGGCAACCGACGCCACCGCGTTCCTGAAAACACAGCAGGGATTGATCGGCGCAGGCCAGGGCCTTTCTTATGAGGCGGTAAGCCGCGACATGAGCGGGGCCACCTATTCGTCCGCCAGGCAAAACGCGCTGGAGGATGAAAACACATACACGGAGGAGATCGAACTTTTAACCACGTTCATGTCCGAGGTGTATGAAAACTTTGTTATTTCCGGGGTTTTGTCCGGCCTGTTTCAAATGCCGGGTTTTTGGGACCGTAAAGAGGAGTTCCTGGATCATACATGGGTCAAGACGCCGAAAAAGTGGATCGACCCGGCAAAAGAGGCAAACGCGGACAAAATCGCCCTGCAAAGTGGTCAAAAGACTTTCCAGGACCTCCAGGCGGAAAAGGGCAAAGACTGGAAAGACGCCGTGGACGAACTGGCGGAGGTCCTGGAGTACGGCAGGAAAAAAGGGATCGATATGGGAGGTGTGATTTTTGGAACTGGAGCGACAGCGGCCCGGCAGGGCGGACCCGGAGCGGGACAAAAACCGGGGGACCCGGAGCATGGGGGAGATCCTGGCCAGGGAGGCAAACAGCCCGCCGGAGGCGGAGAACAGCCGCAGACGGACAATTAGCTTTTCCAGCGAGGAGCCATACCGGCGCTATTTTGGCATGGAGATTCTGGACCATGCCGGGGGCGCGGTGGACCTGTCCCGCCTGAACACGGTGGGCGTGGTCCTGTTCAACCACGACCCGGACAAAGTGGTGGGCAAGGTGATCCGGGCATGGGTGGAGAACAACCGGGGCATGGCAGAAATCGAGTTCGACAGCGACGACGACGCGGAAAAGATTTTCGGCAAGGTCAAGACCGGGACCCTGAAAACCACGTCCGTGCGCTACGCTGTGGACGCCTGGGAGGAGGTCAAGGCCGGGGCCGTGTCTGCGGACGGGCGTTTCACTGGCCCCTGCATGATCGCCCGGAAATGGACGCCGCTGGAGGTTTCTGTGGCGTCTGTGCCGGCGGACGCCACCGTGGGCGTGGGGCGGTCCAATGCTGACCCGCCGGACCTGTCCATGTATGAACGGCAAATTCAGATCAACAAGAACAAAATGGAGGTAAGAGCATGAAAAACAAAGCAAAGTGGATCAAGCGGCAGCAGGAGATCGTGGACGCCGCCCGCGCCGCCGGGCGGGGCCTGACGGCGGAGGAGCAGGCGGAGTTTGACGCGCTCCAGCGCCAGATCGACGCGGAGCCGGACGACAACGGCGGCGGCGGTGAGCCTGCCGGCGGCCAGCGCAGCGTGGGCGGACAGGACCCCGTGAACACCCCCACCCCTCCCCCTGCCGGGACGCCCAGCGCCACCGGAGAGGAGAACGCCCAGCGGGCCGTGGCGGAGGAGCGCCAGCGGATCGGTGACATTCTGGCCCTGTGCCGCCAGACCGGAATGGACCCGGCGGAGTATATCCGCAGCGGGGCCACCATGGACGCCGTGCGGGCCGCCGCTGTGGACCACATGATCCAGCATGGCGCCCCGGTGGTAGTGGGTGCCAGGGACAGCGGAATGGACAATTTCCGGGACGCGGCCAGAGACGCCATGCTGATCCAGGCGGGCGTGGAACTGGACAAGCCCGCCCAGGGCGCGGAGGATATGCGGGGTATGTCCATGCGGGATATGCTGATCGAGTGCATGGCCCGCAGCGGTGAGGGAACCGTAACGGAACTTTTGCGCCGGTCCCGTGCTGACCTGTGGGACACGGCGGTAAAGCAGTTCTTTAGTTCCACGGCGGACTTCCCCGCCATCATGGACAACGCCATCAAAAAGGCCATTGTCCAGCAGTATGACCTTGTGCCGGCCACCTTTGAGGAATGGACCAGCAAGGGGACCCTGCCGGACTTCAAGGCCAGCAAGGATCATGAGTATGTCATGGGCGGCGGCGACTTCCAGAAAGTGACCGAGGGCGGGGAGATCAAGGCCAGCACCCTGGAAACGGACCTGCTGCCCACCCGCAAGCTGGACACCTACGCCACCCAGTTCAGTATGACCCGCGAGGCGTTCATCAATGACGACATTGGTTTCCTGGCCAATATGCCGAAACAGTACACCCGTAAGGCCAAGCAGAAGATCAACCGCCAGGTATATGAGCGGATCTATAAGAACCCCGCAATTTTCGACGGCGCCCCACTGTTCGACGAGGCCCACAAGAACCTGATCGCCACGGGCAGCGCCCCCAGTATTGCGGTGCTGATGAAAATGATTGAAATGATGGGACTGCAGACGGACCAGTTTGGCGAAAGCATTATGGTGGAGCCTGCCACCATCATTGTGCCTGTGGGCTACGGCATGAAAGTGGAGCAGATCCTGGGCACGGCGCAGATCGACGTGGAGGGGATCGGCAGCCACACCGTAAACGTGCTGAATACCAAGTACAGGAACAAGATCAAAGTGGTACAGGAGGCCGTCCTGAATATCCTGTCCGCTGGTGCCGCCTGCCCCTGGTTTATGGCGGCAGATCCCAGGCTGGTGAAGTCCGTACAGGTGGACTATCTGAACGGAACCACCGCCCCCAGTTTCCGGCGGTCCGAAAAGGCCGGCTATTTGGGCTATCTGTGGGACATTTGGCTGGACTGGGGGATCAATGACGCGGATTTCCGGGGGATCCTGCGTAACAACGGTGTGCCCATGGGGCAGTAAGGAGGAACAGAACATGAAAGCGACCTATTACCAGAGAGGCGAAACCCTGGACTATTTCCCCACCGAGAACGTGGAAAACGGCGCGGTGGTGAGCCTGGGCACCAGGATCGGGGTAGCCGCCGCGCCTATCAGCGCCGGAGAACAGGGAGCCGTCCATGTTGTGGGCGTGTTCGCCATGGCCAAGGCCAACACCGAGGAGATCAAGCAGGGGGCCGCCGTCTACTATGACGCGGCGGCGGAGGCCATCACCACCACGGCGGACGGGAACACCCCCGCCGGCTATGCGGCGGCGGACGCCGTCACCACCGCCACCAGTGTGCTGGTCAAGCTGCTGGGCTGATCGGAGGGCTGGAGCATGAAAAAACTGATTGCCCAGCGCCCGATCCAGTACATGGGCCGGACCTATGAACGCGGGGAGGCCATCCCCGCCCAGGATCCCAAAATGGTGGCGGCCTGGCTGAAAGCCAACAGCGCGGCGTGGACGGGCACGGACGTGGAGGACGCGGCCCGCGCCGCCATCCGGGAGGCCGCCCGGCGCTCCAGGGTGAACGACCAGGCGGCGGAGGCCATCCGGGCCATGGGCGTGACCATCGAGGACACCGCCGGGGAGTTTGTGGGCGCCTCCAGCATGGAGGAACAGATCCGCGCCCTGTTCGCCCCTGGGGGCCTCCAGAACGGCGGCGGCACCGGGGAGGGGCAGGACCACGGCGACGGTGGAAACGCCGCCCAGGGTGGCCAGAACGCGCCGGGAGAGGGTGAAAACGGCCAGGGCGGCGGAGCGCCCGCCATGCTGACCGGCCACCTGGACGCGGCAAAGCTGGAGCGCATGAAAAAGGAGGACCTGCTGGACCTGGCGGCAAAGCTGGGCGTGGACGTTTCGGCGGCCAAGAACCAGCAAGAGCGGGCGCAGCTGATCGCGGCGGCGGAGGTACAGGCCCACGCCACTGACCCCGAAAACGGCGGGGGTGCCCTGTAATGGGCGCCCCCAGCTTTAAGGAGTGTATCGCGGCGGACGTGCCCAATGTCTTTTTGAACCGTTTGGAGTTTGCGGACACCCACACCGTCAACGGCAAAAAAATGGCGGTGCTGGTGGATGAAAACGAACTGCTGGAGCGGGACAAAGGGAAATTAGGCGTACAGCAGACCGGACTATATAAATCCCGCCGCTTGATCTATGTGGCCCGGTCCGACTTTGGGCCGCGCCCGGCTATCGGGGCAGTCCTGACACTGGACCGCCAGCAATACAGGATTGTGGACTGCAAAGAGGAGGCCGGGATTTTCTCCATTGAATTGGGGGTGCCAAAATCGTGAGCGAACATCAAAATATTTTGCAGATCGACACAGACGTAGAACTGCAAAAAATTATTCGCCAGCTGGACAGCATACCGGATCAATTAAAGGCCCCCAGCGTGTTGGCGTCAGCACTGAACGCAACAGCCAATGAAATGAGGCGGACAATGGGGAAGAAAGCCAGGAAACGATACGCCATCACGGACGACAGGATCCTGAAAGAAAAAAAGCGGGGTGGTATGTTCCTGGAGCGGGCCACAGGGGACACACTGGAGGCGGGTTTGCTTTCCAAGGGGGCCATGGTGGAGGCTATGGCCTATATGACAAGAAGAAACACCGATACAACGGCGGCCATGCTGAAAGTGTTGAACGAAAGCCAGCTGACGGCGCTGGAAGTAGGTGGGCGGAAAGCGTTTGAAACCACGTTTGACAGCGGGCACACCGCCATTGTAAGGAGGCTGGGGGAAAACAGACTGCCAATATATCCGTTGATGTCACCGGCAGTCCCACTCCTGTATGGAAAAAGCTATGAGGAGGCGGAAATGGACTATTACGCTATTCTGCAAAAGCATATCCGGCGGCAGATAGAGCGGACGCTGGAGAGAAAAGCGGCATAAAAAAGCGGCCCCGGAGGGCCGCAAGTGCGGTTTAATTAGTCGCTGTAATTTTGCCGTCCTGCATAGCTGTAATTTGAATGTCAGCTATCCGGCTATCGCCAAGACTATTCACAAGGGC